AGACTAGATATATTAAGTCATGAGTGAATACAATCCTCTCGACCTCAAGAGTCAACAAAAATCTAAGGACAATAAAAAGTCTGAGGAAAGAATTGACCGCCAAAATGAAGAGTCGGACATCAAATGGCTGATGAGCAGCAAGAGGGGTCGCAGATTAATCTGGAGACTTCTGGAGCAAGCAGGTGTTTTCCGATCATCGTTCAACACTAACGCAATGGCAATGTCATTTAGCGAAGGTAACAGAAACTATGGTTTGCAAATACTAAACTTGATTCACACTCTCTGCCCAGAGTTATACCCGACAATGATTAAGGAGCAAAAAAATGTCAGAAACGCTGATGACGGAAGCCGACCAAACCAATGAAGGCAGCACACAGCAACCAGTAGAAGAAGCCCAGACTGAGCAATCAACTGAAGCGACTAATACTGAAGACACACAGCAGCAAGCTGAAACTGTAGCAGATCAACAAGATTCGGATGAGTCCTCTGTTGAAAGTGAAACTAGCGATCAGGAAACCAAAAAAGAAGGTGCTCCTGAAAAATACGAGTTCAACAGTAAGGTGGCTGACGCACCAAATGAACTCGACCCCGAAGTCTTAACTGCATTCGGTGAAGTCGCTAAAGAACTTGACCTGCCACAAGAAGCTGCACAAAAGGTATTAGACAAAGTTGCACCTGTGATGCAAGCCAGACAAGCAAAAGCTGTTGAGGATGCAAAAACTGAATGGGCAAACAATTCAAAATCCGACCAAGAATTTGGTGGAGAAAGTTTAGATGCCAATTTGGAAATAGCAAAAACATCGCTTAATAAGTTTGGTACTGATGCTTTTAAGTCGCTGCTGGCAGAATCAGGCTTGGGAAATCATCCCGAAGTAATTCGGTTTATGTACCGAGCAGGTAAGGCAATTAGTGAAGACAGTTATGTTGGTAATTCTCAAGGTGCAAGTCCTAAAGGTAATGTACCAAAAGATTTTAACGGCATAGCCAACGCACTATATTCAAATCAGCAAAACAAGTAAGGAGTTATTAAATGGCTACACTTTCAACCTCAAATTTAACACTAGCGGATTGGGCAAAAAGATCTGACCCAGACGGTAGAGTTCCAATCGTTGCAGAACTATTATCTCAAAGCAACGAAATATTAGATGATTGCGTGTTTAAGGAAGGTAATTTACCTACTGGAGAGCGTGTAGTTATTAGAACAGGTTTACCCGGTGTTTACTGGAGAGCACTTAACCAAGGTATTCCATCAACTAAGTCAACAACAGCACAGATTGACGAAGCTTGCGGAATTCTAGAAGCTCGTTCTGAAGTGGACAAAGACTTAGCAATGTTAAATGGTAACACTGCTCAGTTCCGTTTATCTGAAGATACTGCGTTCTTGGAAGCAATGAACCAGACTCAAGCTGAGACATTGTTTTATGGAAACCCCGGAACAGACCCTAAGAAATTCTTAGGTTTAGCACCAAGATATAGTGATTTATCTGCTGATAACTCAGTAAACATCCTTAATGCTGGTGGATCAGGTTCCGACAATGCTTCTGTATATCTAGTTGTTTGGGGTGATAATACTGTTTATTGTCCTTTCCCTAAAGGATCTAAGGCAGGTTTAACTCACGAAGACTTAGGTGAGCAAACTGTTTACAACAGTGACGGTACAAGACTACAAGCTTTTGCTACTCGTTATCAGTGGAAGAACGGTTTGGTTGTTAAAGATTGGAGATACGTTGTTCGTATTTGTAACATCGACATTTCTGACCTATTAGGACAGTCCAGCACACAGGCATCTACTGCATCAACAGCTCTTATTAAGCTAATGGCTAGAGCATTGTACAGAATACCAAACATGGCTATGGGTAGAGCAGCATTCTACATGAACAGAACAGTTCACTCAGGTATGGCTATTTCTGCTCTTGATAAATCACAATCTGTATTATCAATCCAAGAAGGTCTAACACAGTTTGGATCGGCACAAAGCTACTTATCATTCTTAGGCGTACCTCTAAGAAGAGTAGATGCGTTGCTTAATACTGAATCAGCAGTAAGTTAACTTATTTATTAACAAAGGAGATCTAAAATGATTACAGACAAACTGCTCCGAGTGAGCGAAGATCAAGCAATTACTACAACTGCTTTTTCTACTGACACTATTGACTTAGGTGTTGCTAGAGATATTGGTGAAGGTACTGCTTTATACATGAACTTTGCTGTTACTACTGCATTAGCAAACGGTACAAGCGTAAAGTTTGAAGTTGTAACTAGTGCAAACGCTAACTTATCTAGTCCTACTGTTGTTGGAAGCAGCGATGCAATCCTTACAGCAGCATTAACAGTTGGTAAAAACGTAGTAGTACGCATTAATCCAGACATTGCTGGTAAAGGTAAAAGGTACTTAGGTGCTAGATACACAGTTTCTGGTACTTATAATGCTGGAAAAGTTACTGCTGACGTAGTAGAAACAATCGGTGATGGACAGAAGTACTATGCTTCTGGCTTTACCGTAGCTTAATAAGGAGTAACCTATGCCTATTTATAAAGCTAAGATCAAGTGTTTCGTAGGCGATAGCTTACGAGAAGCTGGAGAAGAGTTTGAATACAATGGAGAGTTCAATACTAATATTGAATTAGTTGGTGGAACTGAACCTGATCTACCTGTGGCGTCAAACACAACTGTACCGTCAGAAGATGTTCAGCCAACTACTCAATCAATTGATTATGAATCAATGACTAAAGCTGAACTCGAAGTGTATGGTCGTTCTGTTGGTGTTGAACTAGACAGAAGACAAACTAAAGAAACTCTTATTAGTCAACTCGAAGCAGCAAATAAATAGGCATCTATAACCTTATTTATTTACCGGGGGGCTAGTAGTAATACTGCTAACCTCCTCTTTTTTTATAGGAGATAACATGGCAACTGAAGTAGATATTTGCAACCTTGCCCTAGCACATTTGGGTGATGATGCAACAATAGCTTCGCTAAACCCACCAGAAGGATCTGCACAGGCGGAGAAAGCTGCACGTTTTTATCCGATTGCAAGAAACAGTTTGTTAGAAATGCATACATGGAACTTTGCATCAAAACGTGGAAATATAGCATTAACAACTAATACTCTTGATCAATGGGATTATGCATATGTAGCTCCTGCGGACATGATGAGTCCTATTGCAATAATATCTCCAACGGCACAAAACGATTACGCTACAAGAATGTCAGCCGGTGATACTCCCGGAGGTATAACATCTAACTATGCACCCACTATCGTGGCAGGGCAATATACACCACAACAATTTTCACTAGAAGGCGATCTAATATATACCAATCAAGAAAATGCAATGTTAAGATATCAAGCATTTGTAACTGATCCATCATTATTTTCACCTTTATTTGTGGTTACATTGTCATGGCATTTAGCATCTATGCTGGCTGGTCCTGTAATTAAAGGAGATCAAGGTGCAGCAGAAGCAAAACGCAGTTCGCAAATGATGATTAGTTATTTAACTAGTGCAAAACAACAAGACAATTTATATAGGGATATTACAGTTGAGCATATAGTCCCTTGGACATCTGGGAGGTAATTTATGCCAGTAACACGCAATTTTAAACAAGCATTTTCTGGAGGAGAAATATCACCAGAAATGTTTGGACGTATTGCTGATAATAAATTTCAACAAGGTGCAGCAACAATGCGTAATTTTGTTGCTAAACCACAAGGACCTGCTCAGAATAGACCGGGATTTGCTTTTGTAAGAGAAGTAAAGAATAGTGCAAAATCTACAAGACTATTATCTTTTACCTTTAATACAACCCAGACAATGGTCATTGAAATGGGTGACCAGTATTTTAGGTTTCATACACAGGGACAAACTTTATTCTATAGCGATGGTGCAGCATGGAGTGGTGGTACTAACTATGTAGTTGGTTCAATCGCTAAACAAGGCGGTGTAAATTATTATTCAAAAACAGTACATTCTAATAGTCAGCCACCAAATGCAACTAATTGGTATGCTATGCCAACAAGTCCTAATGTGTACGAGATTCCTCATCCATATCTAGAAGCAGAATTGTTTGATGTGAATTATGTACAATCTGCTGACGTTATAACATTAGTGCATCCTAATCATGCACCTAGAGAATTAAGAAGACTTGGTGCAACACAATGGGAATTGCGTGTAATTGATTTTGGTACTCCTTTAGCTGCTCCCGGAAATGTAGCAGTATCTATGTATATACCATCATCTACTTCAACAAACACAGATACTTATGTAGCACATGAATATGTTGTTACAGCAGTAAAAACTAATTTAATAGATGAAAGCAATCAGTCAACTTCTGCATCTGTAAACAATAATATATTCGTTACTGGAGCAAAGAACACTATTACATGGAATGCAGTTTCTGGTGCAGGTCGATATAGAGTCTATAAACAACAAGGTGGTATATATGGATTTCTTGGCGAAACTACTACGACAACACTTGTAGACGATAACATCTCACCAGATTTTTCCAGAACACCGCCAATACATGAAAATGATTTTACAGGAACTAATAATTATCCCGGTGCTGTATCTTATTTTGAACAACGTAGAGTATTTGCAGGTACGAATAATGCACCACAAAATATATGGATGACGAAATCAGGTACTGAAAGCAATATGTCTTTTGGATTACCTATACGAGATGATGACCGTATTGAATTTAGAGTAGCTGCTCGTGAAGCAAACACGATTAGACATATTGTTCCGTTGACAAATTTACTTATGCTTACTGGATCAGCAGAGTGGAGGATAACTTCTGTTAATAGTGATGCAATAACACCTACATCTATATCGGTAAAACCGCAGTCATATGTAGGAGCGAACAATTCACAACCAGTAATTGTTAATAATAGCTTGGTATATGCTGCTGCTCGTGGCGGTCATATAAGAGAACTAGGTTATAACTGGCAAGCAAATGGTTTTATTACAGGTGATTTATCTCTTCGTGCTCCTCATCTATTTGATAATTTTACAATTGTAGATATGGCTTTATCAAAGTCACTT